TCGTCCGCCATAGGCACGATTTTCTCGGCGTTTTTCACCCCAAGGATGTCGATCATCTGCCTGTGCAGGAACGGAAGGTCGTATATCTGCGGCGCAGCCTGCGCCAACTGCATCACCGCTTGATACTGCACGACCCGCTGACTCATGGTCGAGGCGTTAGGGTCGCTCACCGGTATGACGTTCACTTGGTCATAGTCGGACTGCTTGGCCTTGCGGTCCCCCACCTCCGGCTCGTAGGTGTACTCCTTGGGGGTGTAGTCACGGATGATCTTGGCGAGGAGCTTGAACTCCTGCTTCATCGTGTAGTGGATGCGTGCTTGCACAGCACTCATCACCTTCAACATCCGTTCAAGGATAGCCAGCGTGGTGCCCACCGGGGACTGCGCGGACATGTCGCTCACTTTCAACTCAGCCACAGCGGCGAACCGGCGACCATCCTCGACCACCTTGTCCATCAGGGCAACCAGCACCTGACTCGGCTCTTTGTATGGCAGGGGCAGGATGTTGTCGCGGATGCTACCCGACGGGAGGTCCACATCACGGAACTCACCCGGAGAGATGGGGGTGTCGTCCCCCTTGATGCGCAGACCCCGTGCCTTCAACCCACCGGGGAGGTTAGACAACGTACCAGCATCAACCAACTGACGAAGCAGCGAGGTGCTCGCCCGTGCGTGACCACCGATCAGGTGGATCAGGCCGAAATAATAGAACCCGAAGCCGGGGATGTACCCGTAGTGCACGAAGTGCTGACGTTTCTGCTTGCGCTTGTCGTCCTCTTCCCAATTACGCCGGATAGCGAGAACCTCCGACGTACCTTTCTCGATAGTCACCACATATGGCAGGGCGATACCGGTCGGCTCTCCGTCCTTGTCCACATCCTCGTAACCCGGCAAGTCGAGGTCAACGTGCACCTCCAACAACTGGAACCGGTCGTCCATGGTGGCCGACAGCCCCTGCTCGGTAGCCCTCTGCTTCTCAACCTCGTCCATCACCCGCGACGGCTCACCAAGCTCCACGTCCCGGTAGAACCCAGCCACTTGCAGCTTGCGTAGCTCGTTCTTGGTCTTGCGCATCCGATGCGTAACCCGCTCCGCACTCTCAAGGTTGGCAGCACCGTATGGCACCACGATATCCTCGGCGGGGATGAACATCGCCGTCTGCCGGTCAAGCGATGGGTCGAAATAGATTTTCTTGAAGGCGTTACCCGACAGGCACAGCGAGATGAGCATGCGCTCATGCTCGGGGCGATACTCCCGCATCACCTCGGTCGTCTGGTAGTTCATGTCATCAGCGACACGGGTAGCGGCTTCCTTCTTCTCCGGTGTCTCCTTACCGATGATGGTCGTCTTCACCGGCCCCATGGCCGGGAATGTCTCCATGATGGTTTCCGACTGGAACTTGACCGCGCTCTCCATCAGCAACGGGTGATGCACGCCGCAAGCCCCCGGCCACGGTTCCGTGCGCTCCTCATACTTCAAACCGAGAAGCTGCAACCCCTTTACGTATGTATCCAGCCAGTCCTTGCGCGATGCAAGGTCGGTGTCGTAGTCGCCAAGCAGTTCACCTGCCAGCGTAGCTATATCCGACGAAGCCATCTCTTCGGCAAGGTTTGCATTGAAGTCACCCTCAACGTCGTCCTTGCCAATCTCGATCTTGGTGCCGTCCATGTTGATGACGACGCCCTCCGGGTCCTCAATCTCAATCTCGATCATGGGTTCCTGCTGCGTTGCAGCAAGAGCTTCCAGCCCTTGAGGAGCCTCGTACATCGCCTTGTCGATAGCCATCATCCGTCCTTAGTAATACCCCACCCTGCGGCTGGACCGAAACTCTTTCGGTTCTTCCTTCTCGTCGGTGGCAAGTTGCATGAACCCGCCCTGTCGGAACCGCATCAGTGCAAGTGTTGTTGCGTCAACCAAGTCGTCGTGGTCGCCCGCAGGGAATGAAGCCACTTCTTCAATGACTTCCTCGGCCCATCTGGTCTGTGGTGCCCATACCACACCAGAAGCAAACATGTCCGACACGGAGTTTAACCGACTAATCTTGTCGTTGCCTTTGCTTGGCGTGAATTCACCCACCGGTATACCCATGGCACGAAGCTCATATATTAGTGGTGCACCGGACGCCTTCTTCTCGACGATCAAACTGACCGGCGTACTATCAGTGTTCCATGCGTGGTAATGCTTGAGCGCGGTGCGCTTCAACTCGGGGAACTCCATGCGTTCCTTGAACGCATCCAACAATATGATGTTGGCAGCGCCTGACGCCGGGTCATCCGGTGTAGCCTCGGGCCACCACACCCCCCACGTAGTACACGCCGAGAAGTCCGACCGGTTGGTTTTCTCAAACGCCGTGTCCCACGACTGGATAATGAAGTCGCACGAGGGCGGGTGGTCGTGCTCCCACGTCCTCCACCACTCCCGTTTAACGATGGCACCTTCCTTGGAGGTCGGCGCTTGCTGATACTGGGCGTTCCACTTATAAAGTGGCAACTCTTCGCGCAGCGCTTCCATCTCCGTCAGCGACCAAAACTCAGGCCACAACGGCTTGCCACTAGGCAGGATGGCAGGGAACTCAATCACTTCCCACTCGTCGCCGCCCCGCTGCATGCTGGCTTTCAGCACCTGCCCCGTCAGGTCGCGCAGGGACCATCGCGTGTTATGGCTTACGATGCCATTGGCAATGAAGTTTTCAGTTCTGTCTATCTCGACATCAAAAACTTCCTCGGCTCCATCAGGGGTTATTGCTACTATCGGATCGGTTGTAAAGTCGGAGATACGCTGAAGCTCGTTCAAGTATTTCCGGCGTCTTTCCATATCCAACTGCGAGATTGCAGTCGTTGCACAACAACCCGCGAACCCTTCCGGTGGCATGGTCGTGGTCGATGCACAGCTTTCCGTTCCAGTGGGCGCGGGTGTTACGTTTCGTGGGGGGTTGTCCGCAGACATCACAGCGGTTGCCGCGCTCCGCAACCATCGCATCAAACTGCTCCAAGGTGATGCCGTACCGAAACTTGATGCGGTGCTTTCTGGCGGTGGCAGAGTCTTTTTTCGATATATATTTCTTAGCGTAATGCCTAGGGCATAACCCACGGCTTGCAACGGGGCTGAAGCACCCCTCCTCCGAGCAGTGCTTTCCTTTCCACCTACCGTGGTGCCCGATAGGTTTTCGCGGGGCGTCGGGGTGTTTACGGTGGTAGCTGGCGTTTGCCATGCACGGCCCACACATGCCGGGTTTTGTTTTTGCTCGTGGGGGGCGTATGCATCCTTCAACGATACAAGTTCGTCCCCCACTCGCAGTTGGTGCAATCTGGTCCATTCCAGCACTCCTTCGTTCATCACGAGAAACGGATGCCTCGCGTTCGCCCGGAGGATTCTACCAGATTGTGTTCGTACCTTATATATGGAATCAACACCACTTGACCGCCAGTTATTCACGCGGGTAGCAGCAAGTCGGCCTTTTTCGAACGTAGCTACCATATCTCCGGGGCGCACTTCGGATAAAGGCTTCTCCTCCCCATCAACCATCAAAACCGGGGTATCCCCGGTCATGCACATCACTACAATAATAGCCCCGCCCGGCTGCAACCGCTGCCGTGGACCGGAGGTGTACCACTCATACACTTTATCGTACACCTCGGGGGAGGTTTCGGCTATGGTAGCTTCCTGTTCGGAGTGCGGGTCATCAATAATAAGCAAGTCAGCACCCTTACCGGTCACCGCACCGCCCACACCGATAGCGAAATACTCACCTTGTTTATTGGTGTTCCACCGCCCCGCAGCTTTCGAGTCTGACTGCAAGCTTACATTGGGGAAAATCTCCGCGTATTCCGCAGAATCCACCAAATTTCGCACTTTTCGACCGAAACCGACCGCTAATTCGGCAGTGTGGCTGGTCTGGATGACTTTTTTACCCGGAAACTGCCCTAAAAACCACGCTGGCAGCAGCCAAGATGCGAATTCCGACTTCGTATGGCGGGGTGGCATGTTCACAATCAGCCGTTTTAGCTCCCCTTTAGCCACTCTTTCGAACGCGTTAGCCATTTTTGCATGGTGACGGCCCGCTATGAACACCGGCCACACCCTTTTTACGAAAGAAAGGAAGCTTTCGCGGCATTTTTCGATGGATTTCAGCTTTTCCAGCGCATCCAACTGCTTAAATAGCTCTCTTTGCTCCGACTCCGTGAGCAAATGCAGGTTGTTTGACAGGGTTTCCAGCAGGTTCACGACTATTCTTCCTGCTCTTCCTGTTCTTCAGGCGCATCTAGCGCATCGAACTCCGCATCCAAGCTGTCAGCCAGCAGTTTCTCTTCTGATACCGCTTCTTCAGCACCGCTAACTTGCTCTACGGCACCCATATCTACTACGTGGCCAAGCAAGTTCTTGATGCGCTCGCGTATGGCACCTTCCAACTCCACCGACGTTTTGTGGTGGATGATGGTTTCGCTGCGTTCAGTAAACAACCCCACGTCCGTTGACTTGCCAAGCAGTTCCAAAGCACGCAGTTCATGCTTGATGTCCCCGCAATTGGCGATTTCCACCAGTTTGGACATGATGAACGGGCGCAACTGCTCCGGCGTAGCCAACTCATCCGCGTATCTTGCTAATACAGCAGCGGGGCCGACGCGAGGCGGCGGTTTCTTGACTTTTCCTTGTACGGCAGGGTCAGGACTGAACTCGTCCGGGTTGAAATCCATCGGCGCTTCGAACTCATCGACGGCGCTGAACAACTCGTCTAGGTCGGGTGGGGGCACGAGCAGGGGCATAGGCACTCCATATATCACACGGCGGGCGCTATTTCAAGAATTTTCATTGTTTGCTGCATTGCAGCATTTTCAAAATGAAAAATATATAGGGGTGGGGGGTGGGCGTTTTGGAGAGTGACGGGGGGTGTTTCTATATAGAAGGTAGGGGGCGTTGGGTATTGTTTAATTTTTGGATTTTAAAAAGTGGGGATGGTATGAGT